AATGATCTTGACGCAATCTTGCTGACTCATATTTTTAACTCCGATTTAATGAACGCAGCTGCCATTCCGATCCTTACTAATGGTGGAATTGGTAAAGGGGCTAAAGGTGCTAAGCCTGCAGCTATTCGAGCTGCGTTATCAGCTTCTTGAGCGATCTCTTGAGCTTTTTTGTAGGCGTCTTCTAAAGCTTGAATTGAATCGTAAACACCTTCTTGAATTCCTAGTCTAATTTCATCAGGTATAGCGTCAATTACTCCAGTAGCTTCCAAGATCGTAAATAATGCAATTAACGCTGTGTTGTCAGATAATAGAGCCACTAATGGTTGTGCTACTCTATTAGCTGTATAAGCGGTTACTGCAGTATCTATTATGTCCCGTTCAACTGATCCTAGAACTATTTCGTGTCGAATGACTTGATCCGGTTTTGGTTTTGGCATACCGCATCACTCAGGGATCTCATAAGCCGCCCAAGCGTCAGCTGCGTCATTTGCTGATTCGTGATTTTGAGGTAGATCTCGCAAAAAAATTCTGTAATGCTTTTTTGCTTGATTCATTGTCAAATCTTTCAAAGCCCAAAAGTCAGTTTTGGCTAATTCAGCATCTCTTTGACTTCTTACTTCTGCCCATGTAACTTCGTTGTTACCTTGTTCAATTATTTCTGTGCCGTTGTAAATTGTGTAACTTCTATTCAATTTTCTCACTCCCAAGACAAAAATACAGTCGGTACATTAGTTTCTAAAAATGAATATTGATTCAACGTAATGCTAGAATCTAAGGCCCCTGTCGAACCTGTATACTTAGCAAAAGAATTCACCAATGCAAGCGATTGAGCAACTCCAATAGGCATAAATCGGCTTGAGGCGTTGTCTCCTCTAAGTCTAGGTTCGTTTGCTGCAGCATCAGTAAAACAAACACCGACAAAATATAGTGTTCCTCTAGTAGTTGTAATAGTTGACGAAAAAGACGTTTGAGTTATATCTCCGGTTGATGATGCGTCAATTTCGGCTTTTCCTAGTAAATTAGTAGGTTGACCGTCTGTGTTTACTTCGTACAATCCTACCTCTACATTTGTTGATGCTTTAGCAGTACCAACATGCACTTGAATTTTGGTTATATCGCCTGATTTAGCAGCATACATCGGGAACAAATACTGGTTTGTGTTACTTGGGTTAAATGCAGTATTTGACAAAGTTACAGATCGACCCCAACCAACAGGAGAAGTTAACAAATTTTGATAGTGACCGTAACCGGTTCGATAATCGCTATCAGGAATAATTCCAGTAATGGAAGCAACCCCACCACCGCCGCCAGCTGATGTCAAACCGTCCCAGTTACCTTTTACAGATAATCTTGCCAAGTTAAGCAAAACTATGCGTCGAAGTTCGTCTTCTGCTCCCTGCTCAGCATAGATCGTTTTAGCTACTCCTTGAAAATCTGCGAATGATAAATTCTCTAGATCTACTGTTTTTAACAATTCATAGATTCTCTTATCGGGTAAAGCGTCAGGTAATGGCAAATTTAGACCCCCAATAACCCGTTCCATTCAGCTCTTACACATTCTGCAGCTAGCTTAACTAAGACTAATCGTCGTAATTCGTCTTCATTAAGTTCCTCTACTGTTATTGGATTGCCTACGGATGGCAAATATTCACCCGTTGCCATTGAACCTGATATTTGATTCAAAGTAAATCCTTTCAACAAAGCATAAACTCTAGCTTCTCTAGCTTCTGCAGCTGGCAAAGGCATTATTGCAACCCCATCATTAACATTACAAAACCAAAAAAGCCGTTCATTTGCATTGTATTACTTTCTGCAGCTAGTGGCGGGGCACCTGAAATGACGTTAGATCCACCAGTGGCAGGAGGGACATAAGGTGCCACTGGTGGACTGTAAGAAGGTGGTAAGGGTGTTTGTGGTGGTCTAGTACCGGGTCGAGTATATCCGGGGCGCGATTCAATCGGCATTTTCCATCACAACTTTTTCTCTATTCGATCAGTTATTCTGATTATAGCATCATAATCTTTCATAGACATAACTGAGGCACCTGAAGCGGTAAATAACGCAGTTGCGCGACTTTTGATTGTTTTCAACGCATTTTTCTTTTGCGTCTTGGTCATTCTAGCCATATAATTCCCTCAAGCGTTAGTTAAGAATTGAGCCTTGTAGTTTAGTGCGATTGGAATAGACTTACCTGTAAATTGTGGTTGTTGTGTTTGAATGTCAGCAAAGCCAACAGATCCAACAACGTTTCCTAAGTTATCTACTACGACAACGCCGGGAGTCTCAACTTTTGTACCATCTACAGATTGCGCATAGGCTTTGATAATTCGCTCGTTCTGTAGTGTGTCTCCGATCGAGTTAGAAGTTTGCAAATCCAGCAATTCGTTGGTAGCTGCGCCAGTTGGAGTAACTACAAAGATTCGAGAAGTACCGCTTGCAGTGTAAACCATTAGTGAAGCTTCACGATCTGAGTTTGTGTTTGTCATAACTCTTACTTTGTCACCAGCTTGTAGCCTGATTGGAGCACATAGTGCGTCTTGGAAATTGGAAAGGCCTTTCTTTGCCGTTGGTATAATTGCAGCCACTAAACCTTGACGTAGAATATATGCATAGCTGCAAATATTGTCAGCCAATACAACTCCCGAGACGACTGTTTTACCCGGTGCGTAATCGCCGATTTGTTGAGCGCTTACTGTATAAGAAATATCAGTCGTAAGATCTGATTCGGTACCTTCTGCAATTTCTGCCTTAAGTGGAATGTTTGTTCCATCTGAACAAACTAGAACTCCGTTTACTGTGTTAGTTGCCATGATAATCACCTCAGAGCTTAATGCCGACTCCTAACGGCTTCATGATGTTGCGGTTAACGTTGCTGATCGGGCGACGCATTAGCTTCTTGAATAGCTTGAAACCTACTCCCGTTGTAATTGAGGCCAATGCCATCGCTTGATAATTACTCATCACGTTAGATTGCATTTGTCCGAACGCTACGTCAGGATGTGTTACTAGCTCTGATAATGATAGAGACTGTGCTCCAGTGTATGCCATCAAGCTAGTATCGGTTGATTGTGCTATATCTGACTGATCGGTAAGTAATCCCCAAGGGGTGTTTCCGAATACACCTGCGCTTAGAATAGATGCGTAAGCGTATGCCTCAGCCGCGTTCAGTATTGAGAATTGTTTGGGGCTTCTTCGCCTCTTACTCTTTGCTTTGCGTCGTGCCATACCTTAGCTGGCGTCTTCAGCGGTAAATAATCCTTTATCGTCTCTAGGGATCACTTTGGCTGGATTTTTAGCCATATTGTCTTGAATTATTTGCATTAACATCATTTGCATAGGGTTTGGCGGTTCTATGTCACCGATCGGTAAACTTTCAATGGTCGATTTCAATGCTAAAGCTAGTTTTGCATCTAATTCTTCAATTCCTTGTTTAATAATGTGGCCTGTAAAGCGTAATTGGATCACAATTCCTATCAAAATCGTTACTATACACGCGCACGCGATTAGGGCTGCCTCAATCATACTCCATCCACCCCCCAACGCAACTTAATGGTTGGGATTTCCAACCTTCCACCGCATAATCTTCTTATTCATGTGGGTTGTCGGACGTACAACCAGCGGATGCTCCATTGCGAGAGCACTCGCTAAACAGAGTTTAGCTCGCGGATCGTTCAGAAAACTGAACGACGGTAATATATAGTTAAATAAGGGTACTTTCTGCGTTGTATTACATGACGACACATCCCACGATCATGAAACTGGAGGAATTACGAACGAAAGTAATGGGTCAGGCTTGCAGCTGCGATAGTATCAATCGCAGAGCGGCTAAGATCCGTGAAGGACTCTATGCATTAGCATGTTGTCCAAAGTGCTGCTGGTGCCACTGGGAAAAAGCAGAAGATGAGCTTAAGTTCCTTATACGAGACGACGAGGGGAACGAATGAACGCTAACTGGAATTACTTGGTAGTATGGTTAAATCAAAACTATCCTGAGATCTTAGAACATTTTGAAAAAGTGCTAGCTGGTGAAGAAGAATGAAGCTGATCTGTAGAAAATGTGGTTTGACTTGTAACGCTAGTACGTTTGAAGAAGTTGAGCAATATCAAAGAATGACTTGTGGAGCTGGTGGAACTCATAGATTGGTGGGGGTACAATGAGCATCAAACACATACAAATTGAATTATTAGTGCATGAACAAGATCTCGATAGAATCGTTGAAATTCTTAACACTGAATTTTTACATTACGGTCTAGTAATGCGAATAGAAGGTGATGAGGCGGTGTGGCAAGATGAGTAAAAGAAATAATTTACACTCATTCACATTGTGGCCGAAATCTTCAGCTATTGTCTCTAGGATCAAACGAGGGAGAAAATCTCAGTTTGTTTCTAAAGCTATTATTTGGTTTGATACACCACAAGGTGAACTAGCTAGAGAATTAGAGCAACGAATTGAAGATCACAAGAAATTGATTGTAAGATTTGCAGAAGCTCAAAAATATATCATAGAGCTAGAAAAGTCTCAATCCTTTATATCTAAAATG